TTAGGATGTTGGAGTATATTAACTCCAATTCACCCATGTTCCAGCTGCTTTGTATCTGATTTTGAACGTATTTGTGTTTAAAGATAGAGCACACTGTAGTAGCGTGTCCTCTTTTATATTTCCCGTAGCAATTAGCATGGCGTGATCGTTTGTAAAAGGTATGTTTCCGCTAATCGAACTCACATTGTATGTATTAATCCAAAAAATTCCATGAGTAATAGAATCAAGATTTATATTATCCCTGTATGCTGCATATGAAGATACATAATCACTATTTGAAGGAAGAGAAAAAATAAATTGAAAGGAGAAAAATAAATGGAAAAAATTAAAATCACAGGATCTGATGATATATATCAGATCCAGAGTATCAGAAAATCTGCGGAACATGTTCTGCAGATTATTTTTTGCGATGCTATACCAGCATCATGGGATGGAAACATCCAGATATACACTGCTGGCGGTATATTAGCCACTACGCTGACCGGATGGACTACTGTATATCGTGATGAGGGCCAGACAGTGTATTTGTCAGATGATGGCAGCGTGTACATACCGCCAGCTGATCCGGAACCTGTCACTCCACCAGAGCCATATGTACCGACACTTGCGGAACTGCAAGCAGCCAAAAAGCAGGAGATTAGCCGGGCATGCGAGCAGACTATCTATTCCGGTGTCAGCGTGACTCTTGCAGACGGATCTACAGAACATTTTGCATTGACGGAGCATGATCAGCTCAACTTGTTTGGAAAGCAGGTACAGCTTGACGCCGGGGCGGAGCAGATGGAATATCATTCGGATGGCCAGCCGTGCCGGTACTACAGTGCCGCAGATATGCAGACCATCATCACCACGGCCATGTGGCATGTAAGCTATCATACAACCTACTGCAATGCCATCAATATGTGGATCAGTGGTGCGCAGACAGTAGAGGAAATCCAGCAGATCTTTTATGGCGCTGATGTGCCGGAGCAGTACCAGAGTGAGGTACTCAAAGCATACCTTTTACAGATAGCAGCTATGACGGAAGATGGTGCAGACAATGCAAAGACTGCTTAATAAGTATCTGTTCCTGGCTGACATGGGCGGTGTGATTTACGTGCTTATCGAGCTGATCTGGCGTGGTTGGAGCCACTGGACCATGTTTATTCTGGGCGGCCTGTGTTTTATCTATCTAGGCCTTATTAACGAGATTATGAGCTGGGATACGCCGCTTTGGCAACAGATTCTGATAGGTACAGCGGGAATCACTGCGCTGGAGTTTTTAATCGGATGTATCGTCAATCTCTGGCTCGGTTGGGGTATCTGGGACTACAGCGGTATGCCAGGTAACATCCTGGGACAGATATGTCCGCAGTATATGTTGCTGTGGATACCAATCAGCTTGGCTGGTATCATCCTGGATGACTGGATCCGGTACAGAGCTTTTGGAGAGCAGCGGCCACGATACAATGTAGGACTGACACAGCAGAGCAAATTGATTATCTGGATGCCAGCATAAGAGAGGAGATGAAAGAAATGGATACATCACAGGTTGTCATTGCAGTGATCGGGTCAAATGCGCTTTTTACATTTATCCAGTTCTTGATCGGTCGGCATGACAAAAAGAAGGAAAAACAGTCAGATGAAACGAAGGGTATGAGGGATATGATCCTTGGACTTGGTCATGATAAACTGCTGTATTTGACTGATAAGTTTGCTGAGCGCGGCGGAATCACCCAGAAAGAGAGACGCAATCTTAAGTATTTGTATGATCCGTATGTACGTCTTGGCGGCAACGGAGATTGTGAAGTTGGATACGAGACATGTGAGAAGCTTCCGACATTGACGGATGATGAGGCCATGCAATTGGATGGCAGAATGAAACGGCGGGAATATGGTATAGAAGAAAGAGAGGCATAGATATGGATTTTGGAATTGGAAGCGTAACAGCAATCACAGCAATTTGTTACCTGGGCGGCATGGCTTGTAAGGCAACCACTAAGGTCAAGGATGAGGTTATCCCGGTAGTATGTGGAGTGACCGGTGGTATCCTGGGGGTGGCCGGTATGTACCTTATGCCGGAGTTTCCAGCAACGGATGTAATCAACGCTGCAGCCATTGGCATTGTATCCGGGCTGGCAGCAACCGGAGCACACCAGGTCATCAAACAGGCAAGCAAGAAGTAGAAGGAGGTGATCCAGATATCTCCCATACCAGATGGGTAAAACTGGAAAGTTGCACCGGTACAACATGCCCTGAGTTATCCTCAGGGCTTTTTATAGTTAGGAGGATTTATGAGGAATATATCATTATGCCACCCGCGTTTACAAAAAATAACTGCTGTATGGATTAAAGCTTGCGCAGCGGAGAATATCACCGTAGCCATTAGTGAGACCCTGCGCACTGCTGCAGAGCAGGATGCCCTTTATGCTCAGGGACGTACAAAACCAGGAAATATCGTTACCAATGCAAAAGGCAGTACCTACAAGTCACAGCATCAGTGGGGTATAGCGTTTGATTTTTACTTAAAAATGGATGTAGACGGAGATGGCAAGATCTCCGATGATGCCTACAATGACAGTAAAGGGCATTTCAAACGCGCTGCAGAGATTGGCAAAAAACTTGGGCTTGCCTGGGGAGGTGACTGGTCCAGCATTGTAGACAAACCACATCTGTATCTGCCTGACTGGGGAAGCACACCAACGCTACTCATTCAACAGTTCGGAACTCCCGAACAGTTCATGAAGACCTGGGTACCAGAGCAGGTAAAGACCGGTTGGCAGCAGGAAAACGGAGGCTGGCGTTTCTATTTAAAAGATGGATCTGGGAAGTATGTTTCCAATGACTGGTACAAAGACGGAGAACTCTGGTACTGGTTCGATGGTGCCGGCATGATGGTTCATGATGTCTGGTATCAATACAAAGGGACTTGGTACTATCTCGGTTCTGATGGTGCCATGGTAAGAGGGTTACAGACCATCGGTGGCAAATGGTATTACATGAATCAGGACGGTCGCATGGCAATCGAACCAGTTGTACTTACTCCTGATCAGGACGGGGTCCTTCATTATCCAGGCATTGCCAAATAGCACTATTTTCTGTACTTTCTGGGGTGGTAGAAACAATAAAAGAAATCTGATACCATAGTTCATATCTACAAAAGAAGGGAGCTTAGTTATGAGCGAATGGTTAAAAAGAAACACAAAAAGAATTGAAATGAGGCTACCGCAATCCCACTGGCTTTAGACGGTGGGTTAAGGTAGCCAAAAGTGGAACGTTGTTATATACTTGTGGTACGGGAACATGGAAATCAAAAAACAGACACAAGTACTTACTCCAATATCATATTATATTCGTCTGCAAATATAGAAAGAAGTTGTTGGTTTCAAAGCAGATATCAGACGATATAAAACAGTTTTCTTATGAGATATGTCAAAGGCATAAAGTCATTATCAAATATATGGGAACGAACAAAGACCATATCCATTACATGATAGAAACGGAACCCACAATGTCAGTGAGCAAGATTGTAAACTTAATGAAAAGTTATACAACATATCATGTATGGGAAAGGTATCCGAATTATTTGCGAAAGCATTTTTGGAAAGAACATACTTTTTGGACAGATGGATATTTTGCCTGTAGTGTAGGAAATGTATCAGAAGAAATACTAAAAAGATATATAGAAAATCAAGGATGAGAAAGGTGGTGACGGCGGATGTTAAAGGCATATAAATACAGAATATATCCTAATAATGAGCAAAAAATACAGATAGCAAAAACATTCGGCTGTTGCCGTTTTGTGTATAATCAGACCCTAGCATACCGGAAAGAAGTATATGAGAAAGAGAAAAAATCAGTTAGCAAAACAGACTGTAACAATTACTGCAACAGACAATTAAAGAAAGAATATGAATGGCTGAAAGAAGTGGATAAATTTGCTCTGACAAATGCAATTTATAACATGGACAGTGCATACCAGAAATTTTTTAAGGAACATGCAGGGTATCCGAAGTTTAAGAGTAAACACGATAATCATAAGTCATATACAACAAATTTTACGAATGGCAATATAACAGTAGATTTCGGGTCCAATAGAGTAAAACTACCTAAATTAAAAGGTATAAAAGCAAAACTGCATAGAAATTTTAGTGGACAGATAAAATCGGCAACGATATCACAAGTTCCGAGTGGAAAATATTATGTATCAATTTTAGTGGAAACAGAACACACGGAACTGCTACATACAAATCAAAATACTGGAATAGATTTAGGTATTAAAGAGTTATGTATTACTTCTGATGGAAAAAAATACGAAAATCCAAAACTCATCAGAAAATACGAAAAGAAACTGGTGAAACTGCAAAGGCAATTAGCCCATAAAGAGAAAAGAAGTCAAAATTACTACAAAACAAAGAAAAAGATAGCATTATGCCACGAGAAAATAACAAATACCAGAAAAGATTATCTGCACAAGATGTCACATGAGATTATCAGCGAAAACCAAGTGATAGTTTCGGAAGATTTGGAGATAAAAAACATGGTAAAAAATCATCATTTGGCAAAGTCTATAAGTGATGTATCATGGTATGAGCTGACAAGACAGTTAGAATATAAGGCAAAGTGGAATGGCAGAAAATATATCAAGATAAATACATTTTATGCCAGCAGTCAGCTGTGTTCCGTTTGTGGATACCAAAATACAGAGACGAAAAATCTATCAGTAAGGGAATGGGTATGTCCTGTCTGTGGAACAAATCATGACAGGGATATCAATGCAGCAAAGAATATACTGGAAGAAGGATTAAGACAAATAGCATAAAAATAACAATATAGGGTAGGGACTGCCCGAATTAACGCCTGTGGAGATAGTAGGTTGCGAGGTCTGCGAAGCAGGAAGCCCATTGGCTTTAGACAATGGGTAGTTCACAGAGATAGGAAAGAGAGCGGGGCTTAATACCAGGGTATATCCGCACAAAATGCGGAAGACCTTAGGCATGAACCTGAAAAACGCAGGAGTTGATATTGGAGTGATCCAGGAAGTGCTTGGACATGCCAGTCCAGCAGTGACGAGCATGTACTATGCTCAGTCAACCCAGAAGACTCTGCGGGATGTAAGGGAGAGAATCGCATCATAGGAGGAGTTATGACAGCAAAGGAATATTTAAGTCAGTTGGAGCTGCTAAGCCAGAGGATAAGACACAAAAAGCAGGAACTAAGAGATGAAAAGATAAATCTCGGGATATCTGTAAAAGGAGAAAAGGGTGAGCGGGTCCAGACTTCCTTTGCTGGAGCGGCAGAGGGGAATAGGACAGAAGATCAGGCTATGCGATTAATGAACCTGGAAACAGAAATCAGTGAGCAGATTGTGCAGTATATGGAAGAGTGCCACAAGATTATAGATCAGATTCATGACCTGCATGATAGCATCTACATAGATATTCTTTACAGAAGATACGTAAAACAGGAGAGAGACTTTACTAAGCTAGCCTTTGCAATGGGCTACTCATACAAATATGTGATCAATAAACATGGTGAGGCACTGATGGAATTTGAACGCGTTCATCCGGAAATACTGGAATTAAAAGGAGTGGAATCGTAAAAAGTGGAAACTACGGGAAAAGAGATGGAAA